TCAGCTAGCTGGAAACTTTTTATACAGAGTTGAGAGCCCTACTCCATACGTTTTTGATACGCTTTGTCGTGATTCACCGGTTGCCATCCGCTCCCCCATTTCCCGCCATTGCTCATCCGTGAACTTAGGCCTGCGACCACCAACTCGCCCTTTTGCCCTGGCTACGGCCAGCCCTGCTAAGGTACGTTCGCTATTAAGATCAGATTCATATTGTGCTGCGGAAAGGATGTTACGAAAGTTATAGCGGCCGCTGGCTGTTTTGAGATCCACGCCATCGGTAATACTGCGGAAGTTGATACCCTTTTCCTGTAACTGCTGGAACATCAACAGCGCATGCAGAACGTTGCGGCCTATCCTGTCCAGCTTCCAGACCACCAGTTCATCCCCCGGCTGCATAATGGCGATCAGCCGTTTTAGAACCGGCCGATTCGATTTCCTCCCGCTGGCATGCTCTTCAAAAATTTTCTCACAACCCGCTGACTTGAGCGCCGTTAGTTGCAATTCAGTGTCCTGGTGGTTTGTTGATACTCGGGCATAACCGTAAATCATGGGATTTCTCCTGTTATGAAAACAGGAGAAACGGCGAAGCATCACCAGATTTTTGATGGTTATAAAAAAGGTTCGTTTCGAACAGGAGGAGTAGCGGAGGGCTATGTTGCTTAGTTTGAAAATAGCTGGTCTTGCTGATGCGCATTGATGTAGCAAGACCAGTATGGTTTAAAGTTCCGGGATGACAGGCCAGTTAACATGCTCAGGGTCGGTTGTTACATCAACAGCCTTAACCTGATTCTTATATAAAAGCCACGCCGAAAGTTTAGCTCTGTTGGCATCGCTGATTTCACCCAGCATCAGCTCTGTGCGCCAGTCGAGCATAATTGCATCAGCGGCGGACAGTAATCGCTGTCGCTCATTTTCAGCAGCCTGGATGAGTTGTTCATGAGTCGGTGGGGGATTAATAATTGCCATAGCCTCACTTCTGGTGATTGGCACAAGCTCTTCTTTGATAAAAGCATCCTGTGTGCCATACGCATCGTAGGCATATACGACGTTATTTTCATCTTTGTAATACTTCATCATTGTTATCATTTTTTATCCACCTCTACCCAGGTAACATCTGACACTGTTCCTGAAAACTGCTGCACAATATAGGTCGCACCGGCAGGAACCATGAATGCGATAGTTGCTCTTTGCCCTGCAAGATTTGTTGTCTGAGAGCCGCGAAAATTAGCCGAATTACCATCCACATTAACGTTGGCGCTCAGAAATGAACTACCGTCAGACAGCACCGCATTGACGCTTACAAATATGGCGAAAGACTGGCTGTTGGTGTATACGACACCGAGATTTCTAGATTTCATTCCGCATTGACCAAACAACCCTTTCATATCTGAATAGTTTTGTGATGCAGCAAGTGATGATGCAGCAACACCAGATTCCGTCGATGTTCTGGAATCAGATACGCGGATAATTCCCTTGTTTGTTGGGGTTGCATCATTGGTCTTGCCTTGCAACGCCTGTATGTCCGCATAATTCAACGCCACTGCTTTTGTGGTTGCAGCAAGAGTTTCAGATTCGGAAACCCTTGATGATGTAAGTTGAACAATACCTTTCTGAGTAGTAGTTGCATCCTGAGTCTTATTTTGCAGCGCCTTTATATCCGTATAGTTTTGCGCGACAGCATTAGCTGTGGCTGCAATATCCTCTGCACCCGATACCCGCGATGACGTTAACCGGACTAAACCCACCTGTGTTGTTGATGCGTTTTTAATACCAAGGTTTTCGAGAGCCGTTTGCACAGTGCCATCCGATTTGATATCGCCAAACGGATTCTTGCGGCTCAGGTATTCAACAGCAAACCCCGATCCCAGCAATTCAACAAAACCGGGCAGATCACCATTATCAAGCACATCCCGTTGCGTTTTATCACTTACAAACTGGGCCAGAGCTGCAGCAATAAAGCTGGCCTGCCGAATAACCTTATTGACTTGCGCACTGGATGCTTTCCCTGCTGTAAATCCGGATATAAGCGCAGGCAACGCTTCCCATTCCTCCTGCGACATAACATTGGCATTTCGATCAGTTGCAAACGCTTTAAAGTCATTTTTTGCCATCAGAGTAATACTCCCCATGCCCCTACATCGACCCCGCCGATGTATTCGTTATCCATATCAAACCCAAAGAATTTAGAGCCCTCGGATGGTGCTTCTACCGAAGGCGTTTCAACATCACCGGCCCATACGCCAGCTGCTTTAACGGTGAGATAGCCCTGTTTGATAGCGGCAATCAGTTCAAGAGACACATCAGAAATATCAGTCTCGGGGAATACCCAAACCGATATCGTCATGTCCTGGTTGTCGACAATTTGCATCCTCAGGCCTGAGCCTGCAGTCGCAGCGTCAAGGATGGGAGGCAGAGAGTCGTTCCGACCGTCCCAGTTGTTGATAGCGATTTTCGCTTTCAGAATGATGCGGTAGGTGTCATCGCTCAGTGACGTATAGCCCGAATCCGGGTCATACGGCCCCTGCCATACCCCCTGATCATATCCAAGCCCGTCGGTATCCCAGCTGAAATAGACACCTGATATAGGCTGGCTGACAACACGGCTACGCCCGATCCACAATCCCAGAATGTCAAGTTGCACACCAACCGCAGAGTCAATATCAAATGCAGTAATCAGCCCTCTGGTGGCAGCCGCAACATCAATAAGCGGCCGGGTCATCAGATCAACATGCGCAAGAAATTTAGGTTTGGTGGCGTGGTAGTTCGTGATTAGTTCGGTGTATTTGCTCATGAGGTCACCGTGATACTGATATTCGCGGTGCTACAGGACGCTGAAGCATCATAGGCAATATCAATGTTTGATGCCGATACGCTGCCAGACGACTTACCGATCAGCAGTTCGGTAATGTCGTAATATCGGGCATTACCGCCGCTCACAACGCCAAGGTTTGCCGGGGAATAAATACGGCTCAGCAGAACGTCGTCGCCAATTGTCAGGCCATTAATATAGCCGGCAACAGCCTGTTTGATCTGCTCGCCGATTTGAGAGGTATACCCGGTAAAAACTTTCAGGGTAATGGCTACGAAAATTGGCACATCGGTAGAGCGTGAAAAACTGATGACGTGAGGATTACCGTAAGTATCCGGCACCGTGACAGAAGTTGTCCCGTAGGTTGCCGTTCCCTGTCCTTTATTCCCCCTGATGGTCTGGGCTATTTCGGTAACATCTCCACCATCGACGATGGCGGAAATTGAGTGTGGCGGCAGCCCGTTGCTGTCGGTTGCCCCAGTGTCGTTCTCATACAACTTGTGACGTGTCACGCCAGCAACGTTAGCTATTGCACCGTCGACACCTTCAAACGGCGTGATAGAGGGTAGCGCTACGCTTTGCCCCTGCCGAATGCGCAGCTCTGCGTCGGTTTCTGCTGGTGAACCGACAGTAGCCGAAGCTGGGTTGGTTACCGACACCCAGCCGCGAGTCGGTGTGTTAATGGTGGTAATAGTCCCGGCCATCGCAGCAACCGAACCGCTATTCGCACATGTGGCCGTCACCAGCACAGTACCATCAACGCCGATCGCTACACTTGCGGGAAAATTCCAGATAATGCCGTTTTTATCCCGTGCGGAGCCATTCGTGATAGTCGTGCCTGCCGTACCGGTTAACAGAAGGTCAGCAGTAGAGTTTGTCGCTACTTTTCGCGTGATCCCGTTAATTTTCACATTGCTGCTAAGCGCTGCGGCCTGCGCTGTCGTCGGTGAAAAAGAGTTGTAGATCCCGATAGCGGTGTTGTTAGCGTCATGCACGGCAAGAGCCAC